GAAGGATTCAGCGATGCCAAGACCGAAGGGGCCGAGCTTGAAGGCGAGTATGACGGCTAAAAAGCCGGTTGAAACAATCAGTAAGACCTTCAAGCTACATCAAATTCAATATGATTTTCACCATTCCCAAGCCCTGTATCGAGGATTTGTGGGTGGCATCGGTTGCACCGCTCCAGAAACTCTTCTGGGCGGTATACCAATTGGCGATCTTACTTCTTCTGGGGGAGAATGCCGGACTCTATTAGGTGACGCTCTAAGATCACCATCTTTCTGTAAGGGGAAAGCTGATCTTTATCGAGTGACAATGGAATCAGGTCGAGAGGTAACGGTAACCTTAGCCCACCGTTTTCTAACGCCAGAAGGCTGGATTCCTCTGAGCAAATTGCGTATCGGCTCTTTATTAGCTGCTGATGGTAGCGAAGATGCGATTCGTGACTTGGGAAAACCCATAGATTTGAAGGGTGATTATTGGCGGGGACTTCATCGTGATGATGTACAGTCTCACCCGATTCAAGCATTCTATTTAGACAAAATTCAGCAATCCTTCGAGCAAATTTCCGGCAATCGCTCCATTCAATCTGGGATTTTCCACCCTTCCATTGGCGATTCTTTGGCCCAGAAGCATTGCCAGCCTTCCTCATCTGGAGAGTCTTATCATGCTTCAACATTCTCCTGCGTATCACTTCAGCATCAACACTATAAAGCCTGCCCAAATCAATCGTTGACATTCCTTCCTTATATTGACAAACAACCTGATCCATTGGCAATTGATGAATTGGATTCCTTGCGCCCCTTCCGGCAAACACGCCATTCCTCCGAAGAACTCTTGAAACTTGACTTTGACCAATGCCAAGTTGAGCAGCAACAATCTTCTGATTTTTATGGGCATTCCATAAATCAACCACAATATTATCCATATAGCCTCCGAGAGTGCTTAGGTTCAATTACTTATACTAATTCATTCTGGGACAAAGTTCAAGATATATCATTTATAAAACATGGTGATTTTTATGATTTAACGGTTCCCGGTCTTGAGCATTATTCTGCTGCTGGGCTTTATCACCACAATAGTGGAAAGTCATGGGTTGGAGCATACGATCTACTTCGTCGAGCAATGAGTGATGACGGCAAGGGCAGACTCTACATGGTCATTTCTCCTACCTACAATATGCTCCAAGACGCAACAATGCGGACAATTAACCAGCTGGGAGAAGAGCTAGAAATAATCAAGGAGAAATGGAAGCAACCGCCCCGGCTCGTCTTATCAAATGGATCAGAAATTATCTTCCGTTCCGGTGACGATCCAGACAAGCTGCGGGGACCAAACATTAGCGGAATCTGGATGGACGAAGCCTCCATCATGGAGGAAGAAGTATTCAACATTTGCATTGGCCGTTTACGGGAAGGTGGGCGGGCTGGATGGCTAACATCGACCTTTACGCCCAAGGGGATGAGCCATTGGACTTACAATGTATTTGGTAAAGGGGACCGGGAGAACACGGAGCTATTTAAATCCAAGACTTCCCAGAACCCCTTCCTCGCTGGAGAGTTCATTAAGGCAGTTGCCAAGCAATATTCCGACAAGCAGGCTAATCAGGAATTAGATGGCGAATTCGTCGATCAAGAGGGCGCAGAATGGCCATCCGCCCATTTCGGGGAACATATCTGGTTTGAAGAGTGGCCAAAGAATTCCAACATTAAAATCAAGACTATGTCAGTTGACCCGTCCAAGGGGAAAGATGCACGGCATGGGGACTATACGGCAATTATCAAACTAGCCCGTGATAATAACGGAATCATCTATTGCGATGCCGAATTGAAGCGCATGGATGCTGAGACGATGGTAACCAAAGTGGTTGCAGAGGCTGAAGCATTTGAGCCGGATGGCCTTGGAATTGAAACGAACCAATTCCAGCATCTACTAGCTACGCAAATACTTGAAGAATCAAAAAGGCAAGGAAATGCTATTCCAATCATGCAAATCTATAATAATATAAATAAAGATGTGCGTATTAGGAGGCTGGGGCCATACCTCGCCAATAAACTAATTCGATTCAAGCGTAGTGAAGGCACTCGCCTCCTTGTTGCACAACTGCGTGAGTTCCCGCTTGGGAAGCATGATGATGGTCCAGATGCCTTGGAAATGGCATTACGGACTATGATTTCCATCTGGAATGGCAAGCGGGCTCCCTTGGCAAGAAGGATAATCGCATGAATACTTGGCAAAAAATAATCAATTTCCTTCTTCCGCCAAAACCATCAGGGGAGCATGGGAAGCGTGTCAAGAGGAACTTGCGTGAAAATGTACTCACGAATGATTTTTGGCTTGGCAATTATGTTGATCTTCTTGACCGTTTCCGTGATGGAGGCGTGTTCGCTTATCCAATCTCAAATCCACAAGATAGGCGTTACGGGTCAAATTTCCCATTCTGGTATTCAGAACAACAGCTATCCATTATTAGGGCTCAAGCCCGATTGGTTACCACTACGAATCCAAATGCAATTGGACTCCTTAATGGATTATGCAGCTATGTCATTGGCAGTGGATTCAATTATCGTGTCGCCCCAAAGGGTACAATCGAAATTGACGAATCCACAGTGCGTCGATGCCAAGATGTACTCGACAGATTCCTGAATGAGAATGAATGGGATCTGATGGAGGATGAGATCTTCAAGCGTTCCCGCACAGATGGCGAATGCTTCCTCCGCCTTTTCCCTCAGCCTTCTGGACGGTTATTGGTTCGCACAATTGAGCCGGAACAAGTTTATCAGCCACCCGGCGAAGACTTTGCCCATTGGTCATATGGAATTGAAACTGATCCAGATGATGTATTCAACCTAATCAGCTATTACATCGACTATAACGCTCCAAAGGGCGAAGAGGAGCGAGACGCTACTGCTGGAAATGTAAATGGTGAAATAGTCCCAGCCGATAGGATTATCCACATCAAGTGCAATGTTCCAAAGGCAATTAAGAGAGGATTGTCCGATTTCAGTTACGATACGCTAGATACATTTTCTACTTCGGCCAAGCTACGCAAGAATTTGGGAGAAGGGGCATCAGTCCAATCGGCCATTGCTGCCGTGCGTCAGCATGATGCAGCGTCTTCTGCTCAAGTTGAATCGTTTGTCGATGACATGGTTGACTACTCTGTGAACAATGTGCCAAGTGGGCGACAAACGGACTATCAGCGCATTGAACCGGGAACATTCTTAGACATTCCAAAGGGAATGAATTATGTGAAACCACCCGGAGCAGATAGTGCAAAAGATCATCTAGAGATCTTCCAATCGCTACTTCGCTCAGCTGGCAATCGACACAATGCGCCAGAGTGGTTGTCTTCTGCCAATGTTGCTGGGGCTAACTATGCTTCCAGTTTGACGGCTGAATCTCCATTCCTTCGCAACTGCGTTAGGATGCAGACTTTTTATCGACGATATTTTTTGCGGATTGCCCGTGAAGCAATTCGTACTGCTGCTGAAATGGGCCAATTGCCAATTAACATCTTGGATGTAATTGATGTTATGGTTACTCCTCCAGCAGTGGAGGCCCGTGACAAGATTGCCGATTCTCAAGCCAACCAGACTTATATGACTATGGGGATCAAGTCTGCACAGACAATCACCCAAGAGCTTGGCCTTAATTTCGACGCAGAGCAGCGCAACATTGAGCAGCAAGCTGAGAAGATGGCATCTGAGATTGCACCCGGCCAAGAGGATTCGTCTCAAGTGTCTGATTCTGCGCTAAATGGACTACAAATTGAGAATCTGGTTGGCATCGTCATGAGGGTAGCAACTGGTCAAATTCCAGTTGAAGTTGGCAGATCAATTGCATCTGCTGCATTCCCGCTAATGCCTCAAGATCAGGTCAATGCTATTTTCCCTGATTCACTGCATGGAACGCAAAAGTTGCCTCCTCACTCCGCTGGACGGTCAGATCCAACGGGGCAAGATCCAATGGCTCAAGAGTCTGAAGATCCATTAACAGTTGCGCCTGTCCAAGAATCTAGTGGCGATGGTAAATATGGCCACATAACTTTCACGCCTCCTGATTCAGTTCGTAAAGCTGCTAAGCGTGGACTTGAGCTAAGGAAGAAATACAATAGAGGTGGAACTGCCATAGGGGTGGCCCGTGCAAGGGATTTGATGAATGGTGCAGAACTTTCTCCATCAACCATCAAGCGCATGGTAAGTTACTTTGCCCGTCACGAAGTGGACAAGAAGGGCGAAGGATGGGGCAAAGATTCAGCTGGCTATATCGCATGGCTATTGTGGGGCGGAGATTCTGGCAAGTCTTGGGCTAACAAAGTGGCCAATCAAATGGATTCGGCGGACAAAAAGAAATGACGCTACTTGTCAATGCTGAGCATGATCCGCTTGATCTATGCAAGCTGACTGTAACTTTTATGCTACAGTTAGGGACAGTGAATGAAATTGTTAAGCATCAACCAAATAACTCACAAGCCATTGAGAAGAAACAGTATTTAGAGAGTGGATTAAAAACCCACATAGCTGAATGCGAGAGATGCAGGAATTCACTAAAGGATTTTTGATATGGATTTTAAAGATAGGATCAAAGAGTTTAGGCGCATAAAAGCCAGTGATCTACTGGCTAATCCGCTAAACCATAGGGTCCATCCAGAGAAGCAGCGCAAGGCATTACGCAAGACTCTAAAAGAGATTGGCTTTGCTGGAGCGTTATTGTGCCGTGAACAGGATGGCAAGTTAATCCTGATTGATGGGCATATGCGGGCAGCTGAGTGTGGCGATGCCGAAATTCCAGTCCTAATTCTTGATGTGAATGAGGCTGAGGGTAACAAGATTCTCGCCTCGTATGATGCCATCGGATCAATGGCGAGAATTGACGAGAAGATTTTAAATGATCTGATGGATTCATTCACTAGCGATATTGGTGATGTATTCGGTGAAATGAGTTCATCAGGAAATATTTTTGAAGAAGACGAAGAGAAACAAAGGAAAAAAGAGGAGGAGGAAAACGAATTAAAGGAAAAGGAACAAAAGGAAGATAAGGCAAGGAGAGAGCGGATAAAGAGTGGCGAAGAACTACTTGGAGTTAAGCCGGGAGAACTGTGGAAAATTAGGGATGGATCTTATATCTACTGCGGTAGTTATAAGGACAAGATTTT